ACAAGACAAGACTAAGTTCAGTATTGTATTGGAGTGGTGGTTCAGGTGGTGGTACAGGAACTTATGGTTCATCATTTAGAAAACCTGCCGTAGATGGAGAAAAGTGGTACAAGAGTTCACCCTGGGGATGGGATTGGGATGCAGCTATTGCAACCAACTCAGACAGAGTTGATACTGATTTTCACGCAACTGAAAATCGTTCAAAGGGTATTCTTCGTAACTCAATCAATAGACAAGATACTTATGGTTTGATTTCAAAACTTAACTATGAAGTTAGTGATGAATTAGAACTACAAGTTGGTATTGATTGGAGAACTGCTGGTATAGAACACGCTCGTGAAGTTCGTGACTTACTTGGTGGTGACTACTATGTAGACTACGCAGACGATAATGCATCAGATGGTAAGATTGTAAAACTTGGTGATATCATCGCATATCATAATAGTACTACAGTTGATTGGTTAGGTGGATTTGTTCAAGGTAATTACACCAAAGATAAACTTAATGTTTATGGTATGGGTGGATTATCAAGTATCAAATACTCTTACCAAGACCACTTTACAGTAGCAAACGAAGTAATCAAAGCAGACGCTATCTCAACTTTCCAAGTTAAGGGTGGAGCTATGTATGACGTAGACGATAATGTTAGTGTATTTGCTAACACAGGCTATGTTCAGAAACCACCTATAATGGATAACGTAATCTACTTTGACGGAACAGTTGCATCAGACCCTGCTAATGAAGCTTTCATTAGTTCAGAAGCTGGTATTAACTTTAGTTCAGATAACTTCGCAGTTAAAGTAAGTGCTTACAATACTGATTGGAAAGATAGAAACCTAACTAAATCTGTAACTACAGGTCAAGGTGATTCAGGAGATACTGATGTTATATTCCTAAGTGGAATAGACCAAAAACACCAGGGACTTGAAATCGAAGGTTCAATGAAACTTAATGACATGGTTCGTCTTAACGGAGCAGTATCATTTGGTAATTGGAAGTTTGATGGAGACGCAGATGGTAACTATCAAGAAAATGAGTACAATGCAGATGGTCAGGTAATTGGTTTAAAATCAACACCTTACTCTTATGCACTTGATGGATTAATGGTAGGTGACCAACCACAGACAGCATATGTCGTGGGTGCAGAACTTACACCAATCAAAGGATTGAGATTATCAGGTATCTTTAAGATGTATGATAACAACTATTCTGATTGGAGTCCTAATGCACGTGAATATGATGGTAGTGATGTTAACGCCGACAGAGAACAAGTATGGATGGCGCCAGCATACAATCGTTTAGACTTACATGGTTCATATAAACTACCTAAGATTGGTGGTTTAGATATGTCTTTAACAGGGCATATATTTAACGCTCTTGACGCAATCTATGTTCAAGACGCAGTTGATAACTCACAATATAATGGTTTTGGTGACAAGATGCACCTACCACATAACGCAGAGGTATTCTTAGGAACACCACGTTATGCTAACATTGGATTAGTTGTCAATTTCTAAAATAGTATTATGGGGGGCTAGGAAACTGGCCCCCTTACTACGAATTTCATGAAAGAATTAAAAAGTTACCATTTACAAAATTGTAAGGTATTACCAACAAGAGTTGACTTGATACGACAAATGCCTCAAGATTCAATCGGTGCAGAATTGGGAATTTGGGATGCAGAGTTCTCAAGAGTAATATCTAAAATTATAAAACCTCAATTATTTTATTTAGTTGATACTTGGATAGATATGGATTTAGAAGAGAGATTAACTGATAACTTTATTAAAAGGTCTAAGAATCCAAACTATATAAAAAGAAAACAAACATCAGAAAGTTTTTTAAATAGCTTAGATGATGAGACATTAGATTGGGTTTTTATAGATGCAGCTCACGACTACGAATCAGTAGTAAAAGATTTATTACTTTCCAAAGATAAAGTAAAAGATGATGGATATATTATGGGTCATGATTTTATTAATTATGATTATATAAATCATTTTGATTATGGTGTAAAACAAGCCGTACACGACTTTTTACATAACTATGATTATGAGATGGTATATCTAACTTTAGATTGGAACGGATATTACTCATACTGTTTAAAAAGAAAATAAAATGAATACCACAATGTCAAAAGAGAAGTTATTATCTCGTGGATATTGTTGTGGTTTAGGATGTAAAAATTGCCCTTACGATCCACCACATACAGAGGGTGTAAAAAAAATTAAAAAAAAGGCTTGACTTTCTCATTTATTTGTCGTATATTATATACTAATTAAAAAGGAAATATTATGATTTTAAATAATGATTATTCAGATTGCTGTGGTGGAGATATAATTCTTCACGATATATGTTCTGATTGTGGTGAACACATATAAAAAAAAGGCTTGACAAGTACTAGTTTTTATTCGTATATTCAGATATGAAAATTACACCAAAACCAAAATTTTATAAAAAACAAAGTCCTGAACAAATGAAAGAGACAGAGACTTTTAATAAAAAAACATATTCTAAAGAAATAAAAGAATTAAAATTTCTAATTGAAACTAAAAAAGCAGACAACTTTACTACTGAAATGTATGTTGCTCTTATCGCTGGTCGTAAGATAACACCAAAAATGTTAACTGCTATTCATAATATAATCAAAAGAAACAGTACAGCAGAGATTGAAAAGAAACGTATGGAAGTTGAAAGACTTATTGGTAAGACAAAAATAGTTAGGGAACTATTACATAAGTGTAAGTATGATGATGTATATGTAGCACGTTCAGAAGATTTTTTAGATTCTATTGACGAAAATATTAAAAAATGGGGAAATTTAACGAAAAATCAGAAAATAGCCTTAAATAAGATGTATCAAAGATTTATGAAAAAAAGTGAAAAAAAGGCTTGCCAGACATAGCTTTTATGTTGTATATTTAAGTGTTAAATAAAGGGAATAAAAATGACTTTGTATGAATATCTAAAAGAAAATCCAAACAGTAGCGTTGAAACTTTAGAAAATCTATTTAGTGTTGGTTGTGTAATAGATACAGTTAGTGGGGATACTTTCCCTATGATGGCTGATAGTAGTATTGGTTTTGATGAACCTACAAATGTAATGGATATGGATTTTGAAGATGGTAGAGATGCATATGAATGGTATAACTCATTAGATGTTGTTGATAAACAAATCGTAGATAATGTATGTGGAAAGTTTATGAGTAATGAAGAAGCTGAATGGTTAGTTAGTAAAGTAGAAGTAGGAATGGGTATATAAAAAAAAGCTTGCCAGGCATAGTATTTTATGCGTATATTACGATAGTAATTAAAGGGAATAAATAAAGGTTTTAAAATGAGTAAATTAAATATGAATTGGATTGACACTTTAACTGATAAAAATAAACCTGTAGGGTTTAAGAAAGTTATTAAAGGAAACAAGCCTGAGTGGGCTGATTCTTATGTTTATAAAATTAGTTCAAAAGAACTAAATAAGACTTATATTGGATACCATAAAGAAAATGGTAAAGTTTATTTTAATTCAACAACTGATGAAGAATTAATAAAACTACTTTCAGATTCAAATGCAAATTTAGTTTTTGAAATAATTAAGTTTGGTTCTAAATTAGAAATGATACAATTAGAACATGAATTACTAACTGAAGTAGACGCCAAAAATAATTCTGATTATTGGAATAAAACAAACGGTCAGTCTGGCGTTAAAGATTTGAACAGAGAAGCTATTGATGTTATTTTAGATATAGTTTATAATGGTGGTGGTGAGTATTTAAAAGAAGCAACAGCCGTTGTTGATTTGAGTGACATACCTAAAGCTCAAGTTAGAGATTTAGAGTATGATAAAGATAATTTAAATGATATTATAGACGCTATTAACAGAAGTGGTGGTTCTACAGTTAACTCAAAACCTCCTGTTGTTTTAGAAAACAGAGAGTATGATGGTGTTTTTTATAAAGAACTTAGAATTGGTGGAGCACACACAATTCAGGCATATATGAAAACCAAATACAAAGATACAACTTCTTTAACTCCTATTGTTATAACTGAAGAGTTACACAAAAATATTCCTGACGATGGAATTACTTTATTGGGTGATTTATTAAACTCTAAAAAAGAAATTTCCTCTCCTGCAAAACCTGAAGATGGTAAAAAGTTTTTATTAAGTGCTTACAATTGTGGTAGAGCTTGGAAGTCTCCTGATATTAAACAACACTTATTTGACATGGGATTGTCTACAAGTTCAGTTAACACAGCATATGATATGACACAAGCAGCTATTGATAACCAAGAAGCAGAAGAAGCTGGTAAGGTTGTTATGGATTATACTGATAAACATGAATATATTCTTGAAGAATATTTAGAAGAAGTTAGAGAGTTTACAACTGACGCCTTTGTTTGGAGTGGTGCATCAGGTAATGTGATATGGGACAGGATAATGGATATTTATGACAAAAACAAAACTGATGAACATAAGAGAATTATTTGGGTTGTATACCATACTTCTAAAAAAAGAAGAGATGTACAGTGGCCTAAACTTAGAAAGAAACTTGAAAATTTAACTATGAAGTATGCTAAAGTAAATATTGAGTTTAGAGAGATGGAATTATACACAACTGAAGTGGATAAAGGATAGTAAAATAAAGCTTGCCAGATACAGTTTTATGTCGTATATTATAGTGTTAAATAAAGGAAATAAATAATGAATAAGTTATCATTTAAACAAAAACTCCATACAGTAGCAGAATTTCTAACATTAGTTTGGATATTTTTTGTGTTTATTGTATTTATGATAGCAGGTAATGTATAATTAATGCATAAGATAGTCAAAAAATTAATGGATGTATTTGATGGTGTCGTAATTGATGAACATGATTGGGAACACCACAAACTTGAAGGTAAACCATACGATATTAGATTCGATAGGAAAAGGTTAGAGTGGGCTTGTGATTGTAAAGCTTTTCAATTTCGACACAAGTTACGTATAGTTCATTGTAAACATATTAAAAAAGTGCAGGATAATAAATGGCTACAAAGGGTAAACAGTATGGGCCGTGCAGGTGCCAGAGTGGTCTAATGGGGTGGATTGCAAATCCATTATTCGCTGGTTCGAATCCAGTCCTGCACTCAAATAAAGGTAATATATGAAAGTAATAAAAGAAACTAAAACACTCAAAAATTATTCTGAGGATATTGATGAACAAGCTCACGCACAAGGTCGTGAGAGTAGTTATGATGTAGTAAAACAGATGGAAAAAGAATGGCCTCAGATGACTAAAGAGTTTAAAAGATTACAACATGAACAATATGTATTGTTCTTACACAAACAACACGATTATGGTCCAGGTAATATATCTGTTGGTTCGCAACTAACCACTCCTGAAGAGATTAAATTATCACTTACGGGATTATGGTTTAGAATGAACGATAAGATACAGAGGTTAAAAACTTTGTTGATGGGTGGTAGAGATAATGCAGTTGAGGGAGAACCAATGGAAGATGCATTTCTTGATGTATCCAATTATGGTATTATGGCTACAATCGTAAAAAATGGAAAGTGGGGTAAATGATGAGTTCATTAGAATGTCACAAATGTGGTCGTTGGGTAGAAAATATTGGAGACGATGCAATAAAAGTAACCTGTTCTATTTGTGTTTTACAGGCAGTAGGTATGCCAGAAGAAAAGAAAAGTTATACACCTACAGGTCGACCAGCAGGTTGGCACTTTATGGCAGAGTTTGTTGATAAAGATGGTAATGTGTTTCACAAAGGTGTTGAAGCAAAACAATTAAAAGGAACTTTACCACCTACTAAAATAACTAAAGCTAAAGTAAAAACTAAACGTAGGACACAACAACAAATACTTTTAGATCGAGCAAAAGATAAGAAAGCAGCTCTGAAAAAAGCTGTACAAAAACAAAAAGATTTTTTAAATCACAATATAAATAAAGGGTAAGAAATGAGAAATACAGAATTTGTAGAAGCTAGTGGTAATTTTTCACTATATGGTGTAGTTAGGTTTGCAGCTTACATATTAGCAGCTTTTGGTATGTATATGGGAAACTTACAAATAGCTGGAATGGCATTTGGTTTCGGAGCTACACTTGGTTTTGTTCGCAGATTAGCAAGAATTTGGGAGTAAGATAGTGTTTGAATTAATCGTAGTTTTCCTATTAGGTTATATAGCATTAAAGATGTATGATAATAATAATAACCCGAGAATTTAATGAATGACTTTTTACATTTTATAAAACATCTAATTGGTTTGTGTGGTGAAACTTCACATCCAAGCTTACTAATAAGTGGTGGAGTGTTTCTTACATCAATCGGATTGTATTGGAAAAGATTATTGGGTTATATGAAAGGTTTATTTTCGTGAAAAAAGTAATTAATTGTCTTAAAGAAGACAACCCAGTAATAAACAAAAAACTAAAAGAGGTAACTATAGATGAGGGATTATCTATTGCAAAAGACTTATTCAATATCCTCAACGAGCGG